TAATTTGCAGTTCCTGGAACATTAAATTTAAGTCCCATGAATGGAACAGAAACGTTGTTTATTGCTCTTTTAGGAAGAGATGTAGTAGTTATGTACACCAAATCTTTAGCATCAAAAACAATATTCGATGATCCTGATGTTATATAAAGAACACGAAAGAGATTTGTTCTTGCGAAGTCTCTATTAATAGCGTTCTGAAAGAAGTTATTTATGTCTTGGTTTTGAAATAGATTTGCCATATGTATATATTTATCTTAAAAGGTTATCCAATAAGTTCACTAAAATTAACACCAGTGCGTGTAGCAACGAAATCTGCTAAAATAAATTCAGCGGTTCTAACTGGTTGAATGTAGATGGATAATCTCATTTCATTATTATCGATTACATCTGGAGTATTGTTTCTTTCATCACATACAATTCTATAATCATATAAACCATCATTGTTTTTGGCTTGAGTGAATATAGGTGCTAAGGAATTAACAACTCTAGTTCTTGTAGTGAATGTATTTCCTTCAAATAAATAGTATTTTAAAACCGCTTTAGTGGCTTTTTCAAGTGTTAAGAAAAGTCTTCTAACATTGATTCTATCGAAAGCAGATGGTTTATTAAATAGTGTTTTCTGTCCAAAAACAACATATCCATCTCCCGGGAAGAATGCAATTGGATTTACATTAATTCTGTATAATAAATCACGTTGTTTTTGTGTAGGATTGATTGCTACGTCTAATACGTTGTTGAGAGTACCACGATTAAATCCAGCAGGGGCAACCCAAGGGAATGCATTTTGTGTTGTATTAGCAAACACAGAAGCAACAAAACCAGAGGAAGGAACCCATACTTGTTTATCAGCAGAAACGTCATTAGTTTTCAACCAATTTCCATAAACAGCAGCATAGCTAGTTGGATTTCCACCGTATAGATTTTTCAATGGCCAATAAACGTCCGTAGAAAACACGTAGTCTTTATTCTTTGAAATCTTTCCATTTCCTCCTTGTACAAAAATATGTCTAAGAGGATCTGCAATAAATACGTGATCTTTTCTTGTTTTATCAGCAAATGCTACAAATTGCATAGCAATGTCTTGATAATCTTCAGCAATTCCACCGACAGGATCGTTGGTTTGTGTTTTAAGAATCGAAGTATCTACATGATAATATTCATCATATATATATGGTTCGCTACTGTTTGAATTTCCAAAATTACTATCTTTCCATCTTTCTTTTGCTCCAACCCAGATAGAACCCAATCCAGCCTCGGCAATAACATCTACGTCTATATCTAGATTATCAATGTTATTTAAAATTCTTTGTAATTTTTCAGGAACATTTCCAATACCAGAAGCAACTGTGCTTGTATCAGAAATATATACGCCTTTAGAGAACAAGTTTTTTGTATCAGCATCTGTTCTAACTGTTTTTGCTGGTGAACCATTAGAATTTATCCAGTTTCCAGTAGATGAAACAAAGGGATTTGTTATGCATTTAATATTAGGAGAGGATTTATTTATCAATGTATCTAAATTAAAAGTAATAGGTGCTCCACCATTTACATTGTTTTGTGTTCTCTTATTGTATAAAGAACCGGTGTATCCCTCTAATAATACAGAATCCAAAATAACAGTATCATGTGCATACATTGTTGTTCTTAATTTAAACAACATAACAGTTAATGAATCATTGTATGTTGATTTACTAAAATCAAATTTAGGGAAGTTTTCAACTATTTGTGAAATACTATTTTGCGAACTACTATATGATTGTGTTAGCGAGAAATTTAAACGAGATGATGGAATAGCTGTAAATGTTTGTTTATTTCCTCCAGCATCTATAGAATTTACCGATTTTATCCCCTTTATGCTTAAAAAATCACTTGCAGGATTGTTTTCGGAATTGTCTGCTATTCCTATATAATAACCCTCATATAGATTATTAACAGATGTTTTGTAAGAATCTAAAATAACTAAACCACCTTTGGTAGCTATGTCATCAAAGGAATTTATGTTGTCATCAACATAAGAATCTCCCCATGATATATTATTTTCTAAGATATCTAAATATTGACTATCTGTTAATAAAATAGATTTTGGTGGTAATAATTTAAATGCAGTTGACGCTTCATATGTTGCTGCATCTGAAGAAAGAGGATATACAAGAGCAGTATATTGATTTGAAAATCCTTCACCAGCACCAGATCCGTATGGCATTCTTGTTACTAATAAATTTGTAGTAGATTGTGTTAAAATCTGACGAGCAGAATGATATAAATAACGTTCTGAAGAATTTGTAGGAGTTCCAAATATGCTTTCATATTCAGTAAGACTTCCAACGTTAATAACTTCATCTGTAGGACCTTGTTTTGCAAAACCAGTAATGAATGTATTAGTTACACCACTTGGTCTAGCAATTACACTGAGATCTACTTCATTTATTTGTACACCGGGAGATGATATTGTTCTTGTTGCCATAATTTATAATACTATTTACCTCTGATTGTGTTCGATTTGATCATTATATTTTAATTTTTCCTTTTTTATTGAAAATTTATTTTTTTTAAGTATAATTATATATGTAATGAAAAAATTCGATAAAATACTTATAAATGCTACTAAACATATTTTAGAAGATAATGAAAATCCTTTGATTAAAAATGCCATTAATACTATTAAAAACGCAGTTAGTAATAATGGAAAATTAAATTCCAATCCTACCGCCAAAGCATTGGCTTCTGATTTATTCGATTCCCCTATGGGTGATTCTACGGATCCTCTACATAGTGCTTTTGATAAAATCAAAGACAATCCCGATAATCCAAATTTATCACCTAAAGAACTAGAAAGTTTTTTATCATTAGCAACTAAATTAAATCCATCTGAAAACTCTTCCGAAAAAGATGAAAACAAGCCCACAACACCCACAAACACTTCATCTACAGTTAAACCAGTTGTTCAATCTAATACACAACCCAACGCAAAGCAATATAATCCACTTAACGCATCGAGTAATTAATATAAAAAAATATTTTATAACTTAGTAAATAACTTTAATGAGCAAAAAAACTCGTCCAAAAAACAGTTCTGAAAGAAAACAATCTGGAAGAATAACCCACGAAAAACAAATCAACGAAACAGATACCTCTCCATATGCCTTTCAAAGAGACAAAATCTCATTTGATTTGACTATAAAAAATCTTCCTTGGACTGAAAAACAAAAAGAAATTATATCAATTTTTCTAGATAAAAAGACTAAAGTATTGTTTTTAAAGGGTCCTGCTGGAACTTCAAAAACAACATTAGCAATGTACTGTGGACTTACTTTGCTTAATATGAAGAGGGTTTCTGATATGGTATTGGTGCGATCTGCTGTAGAGTCTTCTGATTCTAAACTTGGATTTTTGCCGGGTGATATTGCTGAAAAATTTGGAGTTTATTTAACTCCATTTCATGATAAATTTGAAGAACTTCTAAATAAACCTCAATTAGATAAACTAGAAAAGGATAATCGTCTTACGATTTGTCCTATCAATTTTGCTAGGGGTTTACATTTTTCTGCTAAATTTGTATGTGCAGATGAAATTCAAAACTTCTCTAAAAGAGAAATTCACACCATCATGAGTCGTATTGGTGAGTTTTCAAAAGTGTTTTTATGCGGAGATCCAGACCAAAGTGATCTTCCTGTGGGTAAATCTGGATTTAATAGGGTTTATGATTTATTTAACAATGATGAATCCAAAGAACATGGAATTTATTGTATGGAATTAGGCGAAGAAGACATCGTTAGATCTGAACTTTGTAAATATATAACTCATAAGTTCAAAGAATTACAACCCACGATACAAGAACAATTAAAAGATACTTGGAAACCATCGGAAGGTAAGTAAGTAGCTATTATGAATACTACATCATACAACACAGTTACTAATAGACCAATTTCTTGCACATTTTGTGGAGCAAGTGTATCTGGAAAAGTAACACCAGTACAAAATCAACATACAAAAGAAGTTGAGAATATTTGCAGATGGACTTGTTCTAGATGTGGAAATTTAGTAAAAATGGGAAAAACAAATTAACAATGAATTTGAAAAAAACATTAGAAGAAGAGTTGGACGGTCTTTGGAATAATCGTCAGTATGGAGGTGCTAGTGAATCTCCTAGAAAAGATTATCAACCATATTCTTCTTCTAATGGATATTCATTCCCATACCAAGCGGGATCACCTCCTGTTATGCCTCCGACGGCTCCTAGTCCACAAGGAATACCATCCATGCCTTGGCCGTTAGAAACGGTTTCTGTTGATCTTGCTGATGCGTTTGTGTATTTAATTTCGGCATTTAATAAACTTAATAGATGTATTGAGGAGAATCCCTCGTTAAATACAAAACAGAGAAGTGTTATTAAAATTTTATTAAAACTACTAAAAGGCTCTCTTTTACGAATACAAAAAGTTGGTAATAATATAGTTAGAGTTGCTAATTTAGCTAGTGATTTACCCCCACAATCACCATCGTAAAACTTTTTTCTTTACAAGTACAAAGAAAACGAGTAATATTCTTTTAATGAAAATTAAAAAAGAAATATTGTCTTTTATGACTTCCACTTTTTTTGTGGTATTAACATCTAGTATTGTCGGACTAGGTGTTTGGATGCTAAATGGTAATTTTATAGCTTCTATTATATTGTCTATTATTATTCAATATGTTATGTTTAGCTTTATAGGTAATATAATCAATAATTACTTTAGGGAAATAACAAGACAGAAAGAATTGGAAAAACTTGAACAATTGTCTTCTATACTAGAATGTGCCTATTGTAAAAAACATAACGTAATAACTTTCATTCCAGACGATAATGAACGTGTGGAATTTGTATGTACTAGTTGTAATAAAAAGAATTTGGTTACTATAAATTTTACAGTTTCTAGAATAACTGAACCTATTATGAATACAAATCTTTCTTCTGATCTTAAAGTTAATTAAATATATGAAAACTAAATCAAATGACACTCCTATTTTATTATGGGAAATTGCACAGAAAAAAGCAT